GCCACTGTGCATCCTGTGCCAGTGATTCAAGACAAGCCGCTTTCAAGCATTATTTCACCCTACTGTCTCATCGGGTTATCCTGGCTCTGGGGGTTTGGAAGGCCCCTAATCATGCCTGCAGACCACCCCCCTACGGGGGTGGATTTTACCGGGTCCCTCAAGTGACTTCAATGTATCGAGCTGTGTAGTGCATGATGTCAGTTGTGGGTGGTATAAGTTGTGGGATCATGTCCATGTCGTGATTTCGTATGGCCCGTTCGACTGCCAGTTGCGCCAAAACTGGTATGCCGAATAGGTCTGAAACAAGCTCACGCGACTTCATGGACGGGGCGTAATCCGGGACAGGAGTCTTGAGGGCTAACTCCCAATTGTCGTCCCATTTTCGCTCCACATGCGTCAATTCAACACCGTCAGTGAGTCTCAAAGCTTCCCTAGCCAAGACTCCAACTATCGGGCATTGTGGCATCTCGTATGCCAAACTCAACGCTTTGGACCTTAGAAGGCTGTCCATGACCCTGTGCCCACCGTGGATGAAAGAGTGGGTCCAACCAAACGTTTGGAACACCTTGCGTGGGTCCTTAACGATGGCGCCGTCTACGGCAAAAGTCATGCCGCAAAAATGGCCGCGGCACGGGTCGTCTAACTGTTTGATCTCAACAGTCCAGCCTATGTTGAAGAAATCCTCAGCAGTCAACGGCACATCACAAGAAAATAGCCCATCATCGCCTTCAATGAGGGCCTTACCATGCCCGTGCTTAGTGTACAGGATGTACTTGTAGAGCATGTAATTTGTGAAGCCGTTGCCGAGGCTAGTGCACATGTCCCCAGACATGCGCCGGCCACGAACTTTGGCCCTAAGGCCAGTTTGGGTGACTAACTTATTTACCCCAGTGAGCGTCTTGCAGATATAATCCGCGACGGCAGGTGAGTCACGCAAACAGTAACGATACAATTGGCACTCGATGGCGTCCATCACCTCAGGTCGGAAGTGGGATTCGAACGCCTTATAATCGTTCTCATAATAATACATTCCATCCTTACGCAGTGCCCTGACGCGCGCCGGGCGGTCTGGCACAGGTACGTGCTTTATGAATGCATTTTTCTGATATAGCTGGTTTTCTATGGCCTTAAAGTAACGGCCTGACCATGCTTTGAACTGGTCGTGCCTGGAGTTTATCCAACGCGCTTCCTTATACTCGGGATACGACTCGAGTTTAATGAAACTGTCTACGTGGCGTGACAGGTGGGGCTCAGGAAATTCCCCAATAATGGAAGCGTGTGCACGGCGCAGCTCATCTTTCCTTTTCAAAGTGTAAGGAGCCTCCGCAAGCCAGTCCTCAAAGGAATCTGGCGCCACAGGCAATAACTTACGCTCGCACCAGTCGACAACAAAGCGGCGTATGTCGTCCAGGATCTTGGGAGTAACTGGAGGCAGATCCCTGCAAAGGCGCTTAGCAAGTCCCCGTTGGACTGTCGCAGGGTCATGGCGATCGACGCTAATCGGCGTATACTGTGGTACGTTAAAATTGAGCCTCCTAAAATTTTTAGAACGATCCTTGCGGCTCGAGGCGCGTCTGTAAATAGCTCCTTTGTTGTCGACCAAAAGAGACCGTGGTGCTGGGAGTCCAGTATCCTCAGAGCGGAACCCCGTAGCGTAGACCTTGCGTCTGTCCCCAAAAAGCCCTCGGGGATGCTGTTGTAGCCGCTGGTATACGATACCTGCCTGAGCTGCAGTTGGAAGAGTTCCGCTGGCGTGGAGTTTAAATTAAGTGAAACTCCATTGACGTCGGTCAAGGCCACGGCAGTTTCCGCATCGGTCGCGGCATAAGCCGCCATCATGATCTCGGTGCCATCCAATATGTGCAATTTATCCGAGTCTGGTATTGGCAAACGCGGCATTCGGTTGAGCCGCGACCTTGCGTTTTCCTTTAATGTGGTTGGTGAAGCCCCACGTGTGTATTCGCCTA